ATTCTCTAGGGTTAAATACCATTGGTTTCTTGTTAATCATAAGCGTTCTTGAATTAACTTGATACTTACATAGTAATCTAAAGATAGATTGAAATAATGACTTAACACCTGTTTCTGCAAATATACGAGCTATAAGTTCTAGTTTACCGTTAGCAGCATTAGACATAGTAGCCACTGCTGTAGCTGTAGCATTTTGTAATACGTTAGCATCTAGTCCTTGATTCATGTCGCTAACACCTGTGCGTTTAGCTTGTACTTGGTCTAAATACTCAAGCATAGGGAATGATTGACCTGCTGCTGAAGTTACAGATAGCTGTGATACTGCTGCTGGGTTCTTTACACGAATCACACCACCTGCTGTAGATGTTAGTAAGTCATCATAGTTTACTTGACCTTCTACTGCCAATACACGAGCATTGTTAGTAAGGTACATATTGTCTAGGATTTGACGAGTTACTGTAGACTTGATAAGTTGCAAGTCCATTGTTCTGTCCGCTAATGAGTTACCAAAGAATTTATGCGGAATTGGTAATGGGCAAATAGAATGGAAAGGAATGTAATCACAATCCTCATCACTTAAAATCTCATTAGATGCGTATACAATCTTGCGTAGTTCTGCTACACCGTCATCATTGTAATCAACCTTGATATAGCACTCATACACTTCTACGAGTTGCATAGAATGGTCTTGTGACATCATATCGGTAGGTTGCTCACCTCTTGTATATCTTGCTATACGTTCTGGGCTATATTCTAATGCGTTACCTGTATTTAAACCTTCTACAATTTGAGGGTCAAAACCCATAGAAATAAGTTCACTACGAGTAAGCATCTTACGGTGAGCACAGAAGTTAGATTCTTGAATGTTACGAGCACGTTTGGAGATAATAAACTCTTCTGGCGGTACGTTTTCTACACGAACTGTACCATTGCGTACTGTCTTACGAACTTTAACATTGTGTGTTTGACTGTTGTTTTGTACTTGTTGACCTGTTAAAGGGTCAATAACCATTTCAAAGTTATCAATCATTTCATGTGAAACAACTTCTACTTCTTGGTCTTGCATGATAAATGTCAATTCATCATCTGTTAAACCTTTGTATTCTTCTTTGGTAATGTTTGTTTCATCATCCCAATATACTTTGACCACTCCTACTTTTTCTAGTAATGCGTCTTTAAACCAATTGTGAAGAATATGGAATCCATCATTGTCTTTGTAGAATACATGGTTGACGTATGTGGTAGCACCGTCTGCTAAATCTTGGTCACCTTCATGAACTGGACTAAACTCAACTACGTTATCGGAGGATGTAAATACACGAATAAGTTGTGGCAATGCACCGTCAATAGCTTCAGCTACTTCACCAGTAACAATCTGTGACTTACCTTCTACTTCATTACCATATGGTCTGCGTAGATAATACTCTAGTGCTTGCTGTCTTTCACCTGTGGTTTCAGATTGAATATAACCTAGTGATGACCAAATTTCTGAATCAATAATGGCTTTAAGTTTGCCTTCATCCATTATATAACCAGATTTTTTAGATTTCTTTGTGAAGTTTTGTGCCATTTATACTATCCATGAATTATTAATGTTTAAAGGTTGTCCCCAGTTAGCGTCTGTTTCGTCTAAACCGACTGCTAAATATCTAAATGCGTCTGCTGCATGAGAACACCAATCATGTAATGGTGAGTCAAAGAATACGTTACGCTTCTCATCATAGTTACGTCTATAATTGCGTAGAGCATCTAACCCTTGTTTTACATTCTTGTCAAACCAACAGCGTGGTAATAGTCTGCGTACTGCTTGTATACCATCTGCTACTGGCAGCTTCTTTACTACTGTTATCTCTAGTCCTGCTTGTTCTAGCATTTCTTGTCTTGATTTACCTGTGCCTAGCTCTCTGACTACCACGTCATGAGGTAATAACTGCACAGCATTATCCCATCCGTTATCACGCAACCACTGAACATATGTATCCAATCCTTGAGAATGATTTTCATAGTAATCTACAAGTCTAATTTCTTTACCTACTACTTGAGCTACCCAAATACTTGTACTATCAGACATACCTAAATCCCATGCACAATAAGTCTGGCTTAATGTTTCTCTGGGGATAGTGGTAATCTGATTCTTTTCTTCTAATTCATTTATCATCTTACCGTAGTAAGAACCTTCAACTGCTGCGTTGAAGCTGCACTCAAATTCTTGCCTAAACTTGTCATCTCCCATTTCAGCTTTGGCAGATGCCAACTCTGTAGGGATAATTAATCCTGTTTCAGATGCTTTAAACTCTAACAGTTTCCATCCATCTGCTGAATTGTGTGCTCTATCTCTTAAGTCTTTAAAGTGGTTATTGCCTTTAGGTGTACCTATAAACATAGCCCAACCTAATCGGTCAGCTAATGCAGGTCTAACTACCTCACTAAATATGGCAGGGTTTACATCACCAATCTCATCAATCACTACACCATCTAAATAAATGCCTCGTAATGAGTCTGGTGAGTCTGCTCCGTATAATGATATACGTCTACCCATGAAGTCCACTCTTAATTCTGCTATGTTAACAATAGCTCCTAGTGGTCTTGTATATTGAAGTAAGTAATCCCATGCAATACGTTTACATTGTGCATAGGTAGGTGCAATGTATGCAAATCTTGGACTAGGTTTATCACACAGTAGTGATGAATGTACCAGTTGATTTATGGCTGATACGGTCTTGCCCATACGTCTATGAGCTACCACTACTGTGAACCTGTTGTCCTTCACCATTTGGTGAATCAACTTCTGTGGTTCTCTGGGTTGATACCCAGTATTTAGAACATTATTCAATGCCTGTGACAATCTTAATCATTACTGGTTCATCTGAATCACCAGTTAATTTATTCTCTTGTAATGCTTTGCCATCTAATCTATCACCTAGCTCTTTAATAGCAGCCATGTCGCCTTCTGATGCTTTTGTAAGCAATGCTTCGGCTATTTGTCTTAAGCGTTGAGCATCATCTTGTACTACTGCTCTTCTAATCGTTTCCGCCCATAACCTATTGGATTTAATAGAGTTTTTATTTCCTATTTGTCCGCCTACTTTGTTTGTATTCTCTTCCATATTGTAACTCCATTACTGGGTCATTACCTTTGTTATTGATATTGTGGGTACTCTTTAGACTTTAATTTTTCCCATGCTGCGTTACGTTCAGTTTGAGCTTGATTATATGTTTTTTCAAATTGAGCAGCTTCTTCTGGGGATTTAATTGTAAATTTTTGGTGTTTTTCTAAATCGTAAAATGGTTTATATTTATCATTAATTTGTAATAATGGTTTAGGTATAATTTGTACTTCCGCAGAAGTTCCATTTTTAAATGCTATTTGAAAATGAGCTGCTCTATAACCATCACCTCTTGGTGTAGCTGGGTCAGTTAGCCAATTGTCTATTTTAACAACATTTGCACGTTTTGGCAAGTCATCTATTATTTGTAAAGCATCTTCAATGTTGTTAGTAACTATTCTACCGCCTAATACATCTGTTAATTCTTGAGGTTGTTTTTTACCTTCACCTAATTTCATATGAATTTTATAATCTTCTTTTAGCCTAGTGTTGACATTTGCAGGATTTCCGCCTATAGTATCATTGTATCTGGAAAGAAAGTCATGAAGTTCTTGTTGATTTTTAGCTAAATTCTTCTTTATTTCTGGAACTGTGTTATAATTTTGAAAGATACCTTTTTCCACGTTAGGAGTAGATATGGTAGATAAATTAGTTTCTCCTGTTGATTTAATTGGAGCAGTTAAATCATCTAGCGGTCTTGCAGTAGGTTTAGCAAGGTTAGAAAATGGCGGTTTAGCATCTGTAGCTTGGAACGCTAAATCAAAAACTTGGGAAGAAGCAGATGTTCCTGTAGGTGTAGTTGCCCAAGCATTTCCAATGTCATTTGCTGACATGGATGCTTTAGGGATTAAACCACCAGAATAATCTGTTTTACCAAGCAGTCCAGCACTGCCTTTAAAAAGTTGCGTTGCTCCTACTGTTGTGCCAAGCAATGAAACAACATCTAATAATCTTGGGTCAAATCCTAAAGTATTAAATGGTCTGCCAGTTGCTTGCGATAATCCTTTTAATTCTTTTACATATACAGGCTGTAATCCTTTACCCATATCATTAAATAATGATTGAGTGCCTGTAATTCCTGTTAAATTACCAACATTACTTCCTCCATATATAGGAACATTAGGATGAATTTTATAATCACTATATTGGTTGGCAGCATCAGATAATGGTTTTAATGTTCTGCCTAAAAATGCAAAAAATTGGTCAGAATCTGCTGGATAGTTATTATCACCCATTGGCATAACTATTTACCTTATGCTAATTCCGTTACACAAAGTGTTGAAGCTGTTACAGTTGCATCTTTAATGTATGCAATCTTATCGCCTGCATTAACTTTAAATATTTCTGATGAATTATTTGGAATCATCATGCTTGTTGTAATAGAAGCTGTTGGAGCTGTGCCAAATGAAACATGGCAATGACCAAGTGAGCAAGAAACTCTTACTAAAGTTGTACCTGCACCAAATGCAGTTGAAGCTGCTGTAGTATTACCTACTGAAAACACTTGTGATGTACTTGGTACATAAGCATCTACTAAATTTTCATTATCATCAAATCGTATGCTACTCATTTTTTACCCTTTGTCATTTTTTTCATGCCAGTTTCTTTGGTTTCTTTTTTCTTGGTTTCTTTTTTCTCGTGCATCTTCATACCTTTTGCACTAGCGTAAGTTTCTGCTGCGTGTTTACCTTTTTCCGTATAAGGGAATTTCTTTTTTCCGACCATTGGCATGATTACTTTCCTTTTTGTTTATTTTTGGTTGAGATAGATTTTGCTTTGGCTTTAGCATCTGATTTAGATGATGCACCCCAAGCCTTTAGGGATAATAAGAGTCTAGTGGGTTCACCGTTAGGTTTACGTTCTGCACCTGCCATGTTACCCATACGAGCTAGAAAAGATGCACGTCTAGGATTATCTCCAGACTTTACAGGTGCTTTTAAATGACCACCTGTTTCTTTGTTATATGATGCACGACCTTTGGCATTAAGACCGCCTTTAGGGTTCTTACCTGCTTTCTTCTGCCAAGCTGCACTCATTTCTTTTTGGCTGTCTTTGCTGATTGTTTAAATGCCATAGCAGTAGGAGCACCTTTAGTACCTACCTTACGCATCTTTTCACCAGAACCAGCTTTGATTCTAGCTTTCTTGGCTGCAATATTAGCATATAATCCGTTTTTCATTTCTTTTTATTCTTTCCTGCTGAAGATAAAGCAATTGCTACAGCTTGTTTTTGTGATTTACCATGTTTCATTTCTAATTTAATATTAGAAGAAATGGTTTTTTTACCAGAACCTTTTTTAAGTGGCATATAAATCCTTACTTTAAGAAACGTAGTTTGTATAGAGTTGAATCAATAAGGTCTGCAATTTCATCTATAAGATTTTGCAATTCAGAATCATCTGGCAACTCTTCCCTCATTTGATAAATATGGTCAAATAAAGTTTCAAGTTCTACAACTGGGTCTGAATCTGGGAGAGAGTAAAATTCTGTAGGGTTAGATAATTGACCGTACTTACCCATGTATGCTTCAATAAAATCATCTGTAACGTCAGATAAACTATTATAAAATTCACCTAATGTAACGTGCTGTGCATATGATTTAGATTGCCAATGCAATAAATGAGCATTAGTTACAGCGTGTAATAGCACTAAAGCTAAAATAGGTGCTGTAGTACTTTTGTCTACATTGTCTTTAAATGGTGTGCTCATTGGTTACCTTGTTAGGCTCTTTAGCCTGTTCTTTAATCTGTATAAATGTATGGTCATATTGACAATCTGGACAAACAGGGTATCCAGTGTGGTCATATACTTCACCGCACTGCTCGCATACACTTACTTGGATTGTCATAAAAAATACCCTCCGAAGAGGGTTAAGATGGAGATTGCATAAATCTTACAGGCAGGAGTATGCCTATGCAAAGATTATACCACAGAAATGAGTTTTGTCAAGCGTTTATACGCTTTGAACTAATAGTCAGCAAATTGTCCATAGCCAGTTCCAACTTATACTCATAAGCCATAGGTTTCCTAGCTTTAAGGTATCTAGTATACAAGGCTTCTTGTTGTTCTTTTGGTAAATGATGAATAATAGCATCTATGGTGCGGACATTTTGCATATCCATGCTGCTAACCATGTGTTCAAATTCGTCTTTAGTTGACTCGCCACCAGATGACATACCTAAAGATTTACTAGGGTATCCCAACTTGTGACTGTCGCTTTGCTTCATCCATAAAGACCAATCATCTAATATAGCTAGTAATCTATTTATATCTATCATTCTGAACAAGAATACATACTACTAAAATTAAATGTTTCGTAAGGTGTTCTCATAGTATTGTTATGTTTAGCGTGTCGTTCTGTATATACTTTACCTTGCATTGTTTCAAATGCTTTAGGTAATGGATGAAATATATTCTGCAACATAGATTTTGGATGATTATAATATACAGAAAATCTTTTATTGTTTTGTAATTTTTCCATAAGAATAATATGACTAGATGCCATGCCAGTAATAATTGGCACTAATTTTTTTTCTTTAAATCCAAATGCAGCTTCCATTTCTCTTATGGTCATTTTTCCATCACCAATTAAATCTATAATTTTTTGTCGGAGTTGATGAGTTGTTAATTTTTCCCCATTTAATTCATATACTGTTTGATTATTACTAGCCATGATTTTCCTTAAGATACATCTATGATTTTACATTCCCACCGATTTGACTTATTCTTAAACCATCCATGTACATGAATAGTCCAACCACATTCTCTTACTATACCAATATGTTCCAACTCTGAAATTTTGCGTACACGAGCATTAGCATTTACTTTAGTAGTAGTTTGTACAGCTAATATCTTACCATCTTTA